AAGCGTTCTTGATCGCATTGTACACGCGGTTGATAATCGCCAGCTTTGCACGGTTCATAATGTCAGTCTTCACCTGAGCAACGCCCTCGTTCTCCTTGGACATATCGCCCAGCGCGACACGACGGTAATCCACAGCATAGCCGCCGGAAACCGTGAAGGTCGGAACCTGATAGATTTCCTTGTGAATGGCCGGGAACACGACATCGCCGCTCGCAGCCTGCTCACGGGAGCGCTCGCCAACATGGGTGTAAATCTCACGCTCGATGGTCTCATCATAACCAACATTCTTGTAAGAACCGAAAATGCCAAGCAGCTTCAGCTCTTCCATGACCGGAGCCTCAATCACAAAACGACGCAGGGTGTTCAGCTCCGCAACAGCAGAGAAGTCACCATTCTCGGAACGGGAGCCAAGCTCCTTAATATAGGCAACAGCCTTATCCGCAGCCTTGCCAAAGCGGTCAAGATTCTCGCCATTCACCATCGCAGAGAAAATCTCAACAACGGGAGACTGCTTGGAGAACTTGCCGTTGAACGCCTCGGCATCCTTGCGGACATTGTTTAGTTCAAAAGTATTCATAATTGTATGCCATCCTTCCTATGTATTCAATTAGCCAGCAATCATGACGCGGGCTTTAACAGCCTTGCCAGTCAGCATAACCTTATCGGTCACGACAAAGTACACGCCACTCGCAGGCGCAGCATCGGCAACAGCCAGAGTGCCATCCTCATTGATGGTCAGCATGGAAACGCCAGCCTCAAGATCCGCATAGCTCTTGCCCTCAGCATAGGCAATGTGCTCTTCATCAATAACGAGCTTCTGGTTCTTCCACATGGCAACCTCATAACCATTCAGGTATTCGCCAGCAGCAAAAACCACATCCTTGTTGTAAGCATTGTCGCCGACAACAGTATTAGAAATCAGATAAACGATTTCATTATCAGTCAGAAATGAATAGTTCTTCACGGCCTTTTCCGCCTTCAGAACGGGATTAATCTTGGCAACATCGATCATGCCAAGAGTTTCAACTTTAATCATATTGTTTGTCCTTCCTTTCGTTCATTTAGAAAATGTTCTCATCTTCCGTGTTCGCAACGGGTGCGCTCACTTCACTGAAAATATCTTCAATCTCAGCAGCGGAAGCCGCATTCTGCTCGGCAACGATAGCTGCCTGCTTCTCTGCATCAGCCTTAGACTTCTTGCCGATACCTTCCCAGATCCTATTCACAACAGAATTAATCTCGGAATTCACCGGGTCGCTATTGAACGCATCAATCTCGGCCTGAGCATACTGCTTCTCTTCCTCAGAGAATTCCTTAATAGCCTCATTCAGCTCGCCAACGCGCTCTTTAGCCCTTGCTTTCGCAAGCATTTCGCGGAGCTCATCAAGCTCCTTGTAGAGCTTATCAATCTCCTCATACTTTTCGCCAAGCTCCTTCTTGCACTCATCAAGTGCAGCTTCAAGCTTAGCAACATTTGCAGTAGCCTCTTCAACGGTAGCATTCGCTTCGCTGATCTTGGCTTCACACTCTTCCTTGCACTTATTCATTTCGCTTGTATGCGCAGACACTTCATTCACGGTCTGAGCAACCAGCTCTTTAATCTCAGCCTCAGTCATAGTAGTGGCATCCTCCTTGTTCTCATTATTCAGCTCGACGATATATGCCGCATCATCTGCTGGCTGAACGCCAAGCAATGCGTAACCGGAGAATTGGAACTCAACCGGGATACGGCCTTCAGGCACATATCCATATTTGTAAACAATTGCATCGTTATCGTCGGTCTTTAAAATTTCAACGCTTCCGTAAGGTGGAGATCCGCTTGAAATATCTTTGTCCAGCTTCTTGACGAACTTGTTGTAACACGCTGCGTCAATCTCACCTTCGCCGATGCAATACATCTTTACGCCGTCTTCCGTTTCAACATCTTCGATGTACCCTTTAGTAAATGTACCGATATCAACAGCGTTTTCAAAAACCGGCATACCATCTTCAAAGCCTGTCTCGCCATGTCCGTTTAGCTCAGTACGATCCTCGTCCAAAAATTCCGCTCGCAGGAACATGCCGGGAATCGTATCCAAATGCGCCCGAACATACGGTTCAATCCACGAAATGCCGTTTCGGTTGTACTTGGTTCCAACCTGATTCTCTTCGTCAATCGTGTCTTCATGAAATACTTCACAAAGGACAATTTTGAATTTTCTTCGTCCATTTTTTGTATTTCTTTTAGATAGCTCAAATGTTTTCAATCTTCTCACCACCTTCCGTCAAAAATCTGTATATAAAAAGAGGGCATATGTTGCCCTCTTATTACAGTGGGGTAGAAGTGCATACACACTTCAAATCATCATGAATCCTTCAAGATAAAACTGATATTTCATCAGCCAGAAGGACTAAGGTTTGTTGCTGCCTTATTTCTAATATACTTTTCAGCAGCAGAATTACCCGTATAGCATCCAAAGATTACGCCAACCAATCCGGTTGTCGTCGCCAGAATATCCAGCAATGCACTCGCTGCGTAGTTGTATACGCACACTAGCGTAATTGTTGCAATGAGCTGAATCAAATATGCGATGCCAGCAATGCTGACAACTCGTTTGCTATACTGGACATACTTGCCATTTGTGTTCATCTTGGCAACCTCCATAATGGATTAGTCACCAAGTTTTACCTTGATAACCTCGCCATTGGCAAAGTGATTAGCAAGCGAGTTTGCAGAGAGCTTAGTTGAGCATGGAATAAACACGCCCCAAGTTCCGCCAAACCCGGTATGCTGCTCAATCGGAGCTTCATTGTCGCCGCTATCGGCGTTCACGGGAGCATCTTCGGCATTGCGTGAATGCATCAAATAGCCGCTTGATACATAACCATATGCTCCGTTATAGCTCACCTGAGTCCAACCATCAGCGGTGGTGGAATACACAGGAAGCTCTGTGCCAAACGGGATTTCACAAACAATATTGTTTGCTTTCTTGGCGCTTGAACGTAAATTCAAAGCACCGCCATTCGTTGCAACTTTTGCATAGTACAAAATATTCATATTGATATCCTCATTTCTTTCATCAGGAATCAGGATATCCATCACATCATCATGATTCGCTTCATTTGATACACCATCTGTCAAAACGCCGATGATGTCGCGGTGCCTGAGCACATGCGTAAAACCGTTTTTAAGCATCGTGCCACAAACCTCTCCCTTGGTGGCACTGCTGTGGATACACTCATAGCCTCCAATGCCGCCCATATAGTAGGCAATATGCTCACATTTTCCAGTTGAGGCATTATAGATAACAGGCAGATCGCCAATCAGCAAACCTTCTTCTTTGGCCTCTGCAAGCGTCTTGCGGCTTACAATGTGATGGTATTTGTTTCCCGGTTTGTATTTCGTAAATGAATTCCATAATTCAGTGCATCCTGCAGTGCGATATGTTGAATTACCGCCAGCGCAATTCCGAATTAAATTGATGACAACAGCATGCACACAGTCTTCATCATCATAAGAATTTCCAACTCTCGTCAGCAAATAGTTCGCGCCGACGATACCATTAACCGCCATAATCAATCACCTCATTCTTATGCAATATAAAATGCACTACCTGTTGTCACTTGGACTAGGCAGCGCATTTCCGTGATTGCTTCTGGATTGAACGGTTTTTTCTGATGGATTATCCGTTATCGGACGGCCACCTTTGTTTTCTCCGTTCTGCCCAGACATTGTGAAACTCGTTTGATGCGGTTTATACTTTTCATAGATTCCAGCCTCAATTTCCTCATCAAGCATGGAGTAGAAGATTTCGGGCTGAATGCCGCATGCAGCGCTCCAAAGAGACAAACTGCCACAGCCCTGAAGGTAAAGCTCTTTAGCATATCCAACCATTGATTTCTTGTTGATATGCGTAATGGGCAGATACTTGCACTCAACCCAATTGGCCTTATCTTTAATAATGCTCGAATTGATACATTTGTTCAATTCGCTTTCAATCTGCTCAATCCATTGCAGAATTTGTGATGTGACCAATTCAAGGTTACTTTCCTGTGCTGAATAGCTTCCGCTTCCAGTGCCAGATAGGGCATTGCCAGCAAAGCCAAGCGCCAACGCAATCTTGTTGTCAAGATCGGACTCATACTTCTCATCAAAGATGTCCGTGTTTGATGTGTCAAGCGCATTAATCTTTGTGCCAGCAGCAACAGAGAAGAAGGAAGTGCCTCCGCGATTATTCTTTGTCATAACAGCACCGCGAACAGCCGTATGCTGAGCCTGCTGCTGTTGCTTAGTCAGCGCGGACGTACCTTTTTCTTTACCTTCTGGGAAAGTCTGGTAAACAATTCTATTGTTGATCTCGTCAAGCACGCTTCTCTTTGTGTCCGTAAAATAATCACGGTACAAAATGTCTGTGATCGCAGCAAGCACAAGCGGTCTTCCGTATGGCTCTTCACGTTTTGAGCGAATCTTATGTGTAATGGTATGTGCATTATCTAGGACAACCCAATTGCCGTTGTCATTCTTATTCCGATTATTCCTTCGGTTGTGGTATGCGTCCCTGATCTCCTTTGGATATTTTCTTAGCTTGTTTTCAGTGGACTCTCCAGTGGCCAAGTCAAAGTAATCAAGGTTAAATGCAAGAACATAAGATGAATTCTTGATACCAACAATTCGCGTGTAGTCGGTTGGCAGGGAAATGATGCTTGCATTAATGCCAAGCTCATTGATCTCCGTAATGCAGTCCACATCGTAATCGCTCATCGTTTTTCTGCTGGAATATGGGCGTGCTGTGGTTTCAAAGTAATAAAACGCAACACCTTCAACCATACCCCTGAATAGCGCATCACGAATAATTTCTTTATCTTTAATCGTTCTAAGCGTAGAGGCCATCAATTCTTTGTTGCGTTTCTTCTTATTCTCGTTTTTGCCATGTGACACAACAACCTTATCCAGCGTTGGCAGAGCCGTCATATAGTCAACGGTGTTTGTATATGTGCCATTGCTTCCATATAGGATTAGCGATATTTCACGCAAAATCTGGTTGTTGTTAATTGGATCTTTGACTAGAGCCGCAAGTGCTTCCTGCGAATATAGATCAAAGATATTGAGTCCGAAATAGCACATAGAACGGCTCTGCGAAGTTGACATAGAGCAAAACTCATTTGTCTTGTCATCAACCTGCGTCGCGTTTTGTGCTTGTTTATTTGCATAGCGTTTCGGAGGACGATTCCTCTGAGTCCGCGATGCGGATGAATTTGTGTTTCCCATTGGCATAGCCCTCCTTTTCAGTTAATGAGCACTTCGTATTCGTACTCGTCATTATTTGAAATCAAATCTTTTTCAAGAAGTGAAGCAAAATAAGAACCGTAACTGCAAGACGTGTAACGGTCTTTTCGGTTTGCGCCAGCCTCTCTAATGACGATTGCTCCCGTCTGCTCCTTCTTTTCGTATGTAAGCGAAGCCGTCTCACTAATTAACTCCTGTGTTTCAAGGAATGGCGTTTCATAGAAGAATTGCACATTCGGATCAGAGGAAGAAATGTACTCCTTATAGTTTGGAAGTATCTCTTCGCTTGCTCGATCAAATCCAACAAGAAGATCAATGAGATGTTCAGTTAGCACACGTCTGAAGTCTTGAGCGATATCGCTGTTCATTTTCTGAGAAGCATTAACAACGAATATGCACGGGTTCGCGCCCTCAATCTTAATTCTGTTTGCAAACGTGTCATCATTCATACAAACAAGAGGGGAATATTCGCAATCGCGCTCTTTATCGTACATGATTTTTGCAAGCATGTCATAGATCGCCACACCTGCGTTTCTTGTATCCAGTACAATGTAATCGGCATCGAAATCCTCAAACAATTGCCTGATACGAATTGCTTGTTTCAGCGTTTCTCCGCCTTGCACAGATTCGATATAAGGTACAACCCTTCGATATCCGTTATCAATGATGATGTCGCTGGAGGACTCACGCTGATGCGTTACGCGCTCCGGTAACAAGCGCATACAGGAGAAAACAGAATTATCGTTTCTCTTGTTTTCGATAAACGCCATATCGCAGGAAACAATACGAATTTCGCCAGTCTGTTTAGCAATTGCGTATGGATTTTTCTTTCCAATTCGATAATCAAGCGTTGCTCTTGGATAGAATGGGCGTTCAAGCCGCTGATTCTCCTGAAGCATCGAATAGGTAAAGAAAGCATGCTCGTTTTCTTTGACACGCTCATTCAAGAACTCGATACGCCATGTAAGCGGGTCTTGTTTCTTCTTTTCCTTCTGCATCTGCTTCATTGTGCGGATGTTATGCTTGAGCGTAATGCTCTCGTCAAAGGCTAGAAGACATCCGTTCTTTTCAGCAAGCATGTCGCCAAACGCCTGATCAACGATCTTCCACATCCAATGCCCGTTATCAATCCAGCTTGAGCTGATGTAGATATCAACGGGTTCTTCCTGAATTTCCGGCATGCTCGCATAGAACTCATCTGTCATATAAGGAGCCTGTCTGACCGTCTGGAAGGGGGATAGGATGCTATCGTCAATAGATTTCAGTATTTGTCTGAACTCTTCACGGATAACCGCATTTGAACGATAACCACGACCATTTTCACTTGCAGGAACAACCGTAATCGTACTGTGATTCCTGAAATACACAATAACCTCATTCTGATTGTCTTTAATCCTAGAGATTTCTCTGCGAAGCATGGGGGATAAGCCCATAAGCTCGTTTTGTATCTTTTCTGAGACAATCAACTTTGATTGTCCCTTTGTTGCGCTTGCAAGCACGATTTTCGAATATGGCCGCGTGATACATCGGCAACACGCATACAAGGCAATAATAAAAGACTTCGCCGAAGCACGGCTTGCGATAATCACGATAAACTGACATATACCCATCATATAAAGCAAAATTGCCTGATACCAATGAAGGTTAATGCCTAGAAAATCTATCGCAAACCGATGCAGGTTCCGTCTGAAGAACGTATTCCAAAGGAATACGTGATCCATATTCTGTTCATTTCCAAGAAAGCTGTTGCTTGGAAACTTTGTGTATAGCTCCTTTTGACGTTCATCGGCATGTCTGCTCTTATAGCGTGTCTTCTGTGTCTGAGTCAACATCGTCGTTTTCCTCAGTGTCGTCATGCACACAGAATTCCGGGTCACGATCCTGCGTACCAAACATCAGATTGCGAAGCGGCCTCAAAATAAAGCGCTCCATATAATCGCCGATTCCGTCAAAATCTTTATACAGCTTCTTGTTCTTATAGTATTCTTCGGGTGTGTATTGAGCAATTCTCGCTTGCCAGATACCCCAGCTATCGTCGGTATTGGTTGCAGATTCATCAATTGTCTTCAAGCCCGCCTGATCAAAGGTTTTTCGATAGGAATCCGTCATCTTCGTGTAGTCACTTGCGT